ATGTTCAATGTCGTCGACTCGACGAGCTCTATCTCATCAGTGGGCTTGTCCTCTATGACTCGTTGAAGCTTTGGCCCTATCTCGCTGTCCGGCCAGTGCTGCGGTATCGCCTCAGCCTTTAGGCGCATACGCCTAAATACATTGTCGACTTTGCCGTATGCCCCCTCTTCGATCGCCACAAGGTATTGAGGCACCGCTGTAAAACGAATGGGCGTTATGTCGTCGCCGGGTTGTATAAGCATAACAGCAGTGCCGACCGCTAGGTCGAGCAAGAACTCACCCATAGCTAAGTCAAAATTCGTTTGACGTAGCAGACCGAACATTTTGTCGGCGTACATATCGAGCGCTTGCTGCACCTCTATCTCTCGTCCTTTAGGTATGTCGGGCCCGGGCTCAAGACGACACCAAGCCGCGTAGGGAGGAAACAAACCGGACTGCAGCCTGTTTGCAAAACGCTGCGTCGCGTTTATCGCTGTGCTGTCAAAGACTCGGGCCATTTTGTTTTGACCCGGAGCGCCCCCGCCCTCGTAGTAGCCGTCATAAAGGTTGCGCTGCGGGAGCGCAAACTCATAACAATCTTCATAGACCTGCCGCCAGTTATCCTTACGGCGCTGCGCTGCCGCGTGTCTTTTCATAATTTCATCAACTGACATCACCATAGTTTACGCCTTTGCTTTGTTACGCTTTGAAATATTCGCCGCTTTCTTTCGTGCGTCTGCTTTGCTCGAAGCGCCCCAAGCGCGTAGAGACAGAAGCAAACGAGTGGGCCTTCCTTTGCTGTCGCGTTCCGGCCCGGGGTTGCCGGCCATGCGCGCCAGAAAAGAAGCTCGTCTAGGATTATCACCCGACTTTATAGGGCGCTTCAGATTAGCCCCAGTAGTGCGCTTAAAAAAATCACGGCCCGCTTGGTTGAGCCCCCCTTTCGGGTTTTGATGTTTCTTAGCTACCATAGCTAACCTTTCAAGATATCTTTGTCAGCCTTGCGCGCACCGCCCTTGCCAGACACAAAAGATCTTACACGGCCCATAGCCCACTGATGAGCCGACACCTTGGGCCGGCTGCCAGAGCTGTAATAGGCACCAAGACCGCGCCTGTACACTTTCATAAGTTTGTCTTTACTGAATCTCTTGGCGCCCGGTATGCTGTCAAATTTAGCCACGACTACGCTCCTTTGAAATCTTGTCCATCATTGCGCCGGTCAGCAACCCGCGCTTGTAAAGGCGCGCCGTGCGCTTAATCTCGGCGCGGCGCTTGTCCGGGTTCTTGGCTCCCTTAATATATTTTTTGGGCAAGCCAGATTTTTTATCCTTTGGCACCTTAGCAAACATTAGCCTAAAGTCCTCTTGCCTTCTCTTTCTGTTAAAGAACCAGAAAGCAAAGAACGACGACCAGTACCGCGAACCCGATACCGCGCTGCCATCTGCTTGTCGACATCAGTCGGCTTTTTAGGTTCTGCGGCAGGAGTTTCTTGAGCTTGCTCCCTAGGTCGCTTCTTCCCAAAAACTTTACGAACGGTTCCACCCATCTTCTCATCCTTTGCTCTCTGCCTTCTGTTTAGCTTTTTTAGAAAGCTCCGCTAAGTGAAAAAGTTTTTTACTAGTCGAGGAATGTTTTACCCCTGTGTGCACGGTGCCGTCTGACATTTTGTGGGTCTTGCCTTTGAAACGACTGCCATCTTTTAAAAAATGCGCTGTGTTCTTTGCCATAACTTTCTCCTTTAGGCTGAAGATTTAGGGCCCAACCCGGTCATCGGTGTAGGTCTGTCCATCGACAAAAGCATACGGCTGCCGCCGGTGGCTCTAGCACGACGACGCGATTGAAGGTCGCGCATAGCTCGCGCTTCCTCCGCTTCTAACCTTTCGCGTTGGCGCCTTTGAGCTGCCTCTAGCTCTGGGTCCGGGGGTGGGGGCTTGGGTGCACTTGATTT